ATTTACATGTATGATCAGATACACAGTAATAAAGATGATATTGATCAAACACTCTACTTCTTAACGGGACATGGTAATTACATAGACGTAACATACGATTGGGATTATAGTGTATTATTACCGTTTTATTTCTTTAGAAATCCAAGTTTAGCTATACCTGTATGCGCCTTAACAAAACAACTGGTAGAAGTACGTATAAAGTTTAAAAAACTTGAAGATGTCACTGTATCACACACGAGAACAGGTGGTACGATATCTGAACCACCTTCGGGAGTTTCATCATCAATTAAAAAGATTTCTCTCGTGACAGATTTCTTTTTTATCACCGAAGACGAAAAGAATTTTTTACTTTCACGTCCTATAGAATACGTTATAACCCAACTCCAAATGTCTCAATTTAAATTTAAACCGGGTGAATCTAAAAAAACTGGTATGCTTAACTTTAAAAACCCTGTCAAAGAAATGTTCTTTGTGGCTGTTAGTGATGACGTATACAAATATGAACCAATAAAACAAGTTAACATGAAATTTAATAATACTACAATCATAGACGCCGATAATTTAATGTTAAGTTACGAACAACCATTAAAGTATTATACAGGGGTAACGGATAATAAATTTGGTGTCTATAGTTTTTCATTGAAACCAGAAACGTATTACCCTACTGGTCAAGTTAATATGAGTAGAATAGCACACAATTTGATAGATGTTGAACTCGATACACCAGACGCGAGTTTTGGGCACAAAGTTTACATATACGCTGTAAACTATAACGTTTTACGTATAAGCAGCGGTCTTGGGGGTTTAAAATTTTAGTCAGTTATACTAGTAATGGCTGGTCGTGTTCAATTAGAAACATCTGGTCCACAGGACGCTTTTTTTACAGACGACCCCGAGTATACATATTTCGTAAAGAATTTTCAAAAACATACAAACTTTGCACCATTCTTTGTTGATTTAGACGTTGAGGGTGAAGTAGAATTTGGGAACACTATTCGGTGTACCATACCACAAAACCAAGGTGATCTTCTTAAGACAGTGAGTATGAAAGTTGAATTATCGGCTATAGATCAAAGTCTTAAAAGTTTTATAACAAATGGAACTGGTATAGGGTATAATGAATCAATAGGTCATCACATGATTGAACATGTAGAATTATTAATAGGGGGTCAAGTTATTCAAAGACTTACAAGTGATTTTATACACATTTATTCCGAACAGTACACGACACAAACAAAACAACACAATTTAGAAAAACTTATAGGTAAACCACCTTTAGAATTTTCTGGAACTATGGTCATGTCAACGGCTTTAGGTCATTATCTAGGTAATGCTACATCTGATACAAAGTATTTCATCGATATACCATTTTATTTTTATAATAATCCTGAACTTTCTGTACCACTCTGTGCGATAACAGGTCAGGAAATTGAAATTGTTTTAAAACTTCGCGACGTCGATCAGTGTATTCACGCAACGAGAACTGGAGTTGCTCATGTAAATTTCATACATTATACGGGTTTAAAACCTAAAAACTTGATAAAAAGTTTAAAAATAAATGTCGAAATGGTTTCTCTAGACGAAGAAGAAAAACAGATGTTATTAAGTAGAAAAATAGATTACACTATTACTCAAATTCAAGAAAGTATAGATCAAATTCCACAGAGTCCTAATATTCAACCCGTTCTTGTAAAACATAAACTTAATTTTAAAAATCCAGTAAAAGAACTGTACTTTATAATACAAGAAATCAGAAATAGTGTAGTTAGTTCACACTTTGTAAGTCCACTTGATTACGATCACGCTGATAATATATTAGATGGTGAATATATAAGTCATGAACATTTACGAAGCCTCGAAATTAAATTAGATGATTCGGTTATTTTAGATAAAGTTACAGGTAACGTTATAAATTTACGCGCAATACAAAGTGGTATACATCATTCAAGAACACAATTATTCAAACGATTCTATTCATATAGTTTTGCACTCGAACCAGAACGATGGTATCCAACAGGCCAAAGAAATTTTAGTTTAATTAAAGAACAAATATTAACATTGAATCTAAATGGACAGGAAGATCGTAAAAGAGAACTTAGAGTTTTAGGCCTAAGTTATAACATACTCCGTGTAGAAAACGGAATTGCTAAAACACTGTTTAATTTATAATGAATCAACAAGAAAAAGACGCAACCGAAAACTTAATTGAACAGGTCCAGGACTCTGCTATTAACATTATTCAACCCGTACTCGAAAGAACGATGGTTCTCGCAGCCGAATACGCCAAGGCTTCTGGTAGAGATATGGTACTTGGTGAAGATTTGGAATACGCTATGAAATATTGTGCCATGAACGAAGTTGGTAAGAAAATGGGAACACATTTCCCAGAAATATATGAAGAAGATGAAGAAGATGAAGAAGACGACATTGAATTTGAAGATGAAGAAATTCCTTTTACGCGGTACACAGGACGCGAATATAAGTTTGTCAAAATGAATATGGCGTATGATACTTGGGATGCGTGGGAACCAAAAAATCCGTCAGAATTAATGTTAAAAAATGCTATAGATAGTAATGAACACATCGGAACCTGAAGGGTATGAAGCAACGTCTAAACATTTTAAGATATATGATGACGATGATAGTTCTGATACTGAAAGTGATTCTGATACAGAAACAGATTCAGGGTCCGATTCAGGAATAGAACGCATAAATGCCCGTATGTTAAAAGGGTATATGAAACCAAAACACTATAAAAAAATTTTAATAGAAGAAGATTTACTCCCCGATTAAAATCTCAGGATACTATATATAAAAATGTCTACTGCTGCTGAAACTGTTACGCTCGTCGCTCGTGAACTCGAGTCCCAATCCCTCAACGCCGTCGTTGCCGGCTTCTCCTTTGCCGCCGCCCTCTCGTGGATGGACTTGGTCAGGTGGACTGTTAACCAAGTTGTTAAGGTTAACAAGAACGGTGGTATGAACTACACTCTTACTGCCTTGTTCACAACGCTCTTGTCCATCTTGGTCTACGTTGGTATGTCTCGTGTCTCTACACGTGTGCAAAAGCCAAATCAACCACTCTTCGCGGTTACTCGATAAGTTTAGGCTTACGCATAACCAATAATAAAAATAAACCGGTTGCGACTACCATAAATATAGATATAAACGCATCCCATCTACGCGGATCCTCCATTTCGGGGATACTCATAGGTGGTGGAAGAGAAAAGTCTCTTTCCACTTTAGCAACATTCTCAAGTTTGTCAGTAGAACACGTGACTGCGAGTTTAAGTATATGATTCGCTTCTCTAAACTCGTATGGTATTAACCGATTATTACTACTGTAATAAAACTGAACACGTAAACTTGATATCGTTTTTTGTGATCCCGAATCAAAATTGTGTTCAACTGTATCGTCAACACCCGAAAAGTTAATCACATCTCCACATAGAAGTATACGTCCTGTATAAAAGGGTGTTTCAGAAAATACAGTTTTGTTAAATTCATCTGAACCACTACTTAATTTAACAATAATTGCATCAGGACCTTGTAAATTAACACTACCAGTATAAAATTTATAAGGAGAAATGGATGTAGAGAATGCGTTAGAGGCACTTACACCTAATATATCATGTGGTGTTGTTTTGCCATTGACACCCGATTTATACCCATTTGTACCGTTATAGAAATCAAAACTAAATTGAGTTGCACCTTCAAACGTTATCGAATTTGTATCTTTATCATACGAAGATCCTGTTAACCTACCACCTGAATTTACAACAACATTTGAAGCTAAATCTTCACCGTCATAGTTTCCGTTTGGTATTGTTATATCGTAGTTATTCGACATATTGTTTATTGTGAACGTATTGTTATGATCATTTATAAGTAACTGACTATTATGTATACGTGCTGATATAAGTGAAATTTTACTTACATCATAAATAGGGTTTTTTAGGTGTACAACATAATCAGCTACGTTTGGGTACAAAACTGGGTCTCGTTCACCACTGTCTATATCTAAGGTATGTACCTTCATTAAAATATATGAACAATATTTTAATGAGTGTATGTCTCAATTTCTATTTATTTATTTAAGAAAGACTATGAACTAATGGGTTACTTGAAAGCTGTCTTCTCGCTGTATCCAAACTCATACTCGTAGCATTTGGATTTTCGTGTCCCTTATAAGCATTAAATTTATGGTAATCATTGTTTCTATATTGTTGTGTCCAAGCACCATTCGCGGCATTTACTCGACCATCAATTCTCGTTGTATCGGAACGAACACTCGTAACCATACCCCCTTGGTTAAGTGCATCGGCACGAACGTTCATTCGTCCTGGACCCGCAGCTCTATTTGGTTTACCACGTCTATCGTCTGGTCTGAAACCGTATTTTGTGAGTTCTTCTGCTGTGTATGCAGATCCATATGTTCTCTTTTCACCGATCTTAGTCGCTGGTGTATTTAAGTATCCACCAACAAAGCTACTAATGCCAGGGGCTGGTTGATTGTTGTATTGATACTGTCCGATAGAACCATCAGCTTTGTTTCGTGTTGGTTCTTGAGCACGTGTAAGTGCAGAAACCGTTCTCTTTGCCGATGCGAAATTTAATGTATCGGTTCTCGAACCCGTTTCGGATCTATTTGTTGTTTTCTTTGTGCGTTCGTGTTCTGCTCTTGGTGTTCGACCAGTCATACCCTGTGCCCTACCTGCAACCGGGGGGAGACGACCATACAAAAACGCGGTCTTTTCTGGTCTATTGTGCCCAACTTCACCGACAATACCACGTCTACCACCCTTAGCATCAAATGCTGGACCGGACCTACCAGGTAAAGTCGTTAAGCGATAGGCACCAACGTTCTCTGGATTAACACGAAACAATTGTTGATTACCTCCAAATGCAGGAACTTCTGGTCCAACACCTAAACCTGGTCCAACGAGTTGTTTTTCAATTGGTGAAAGATTATTCATTCGCCCTGCGTCATACATGCGATTTCTCATAGACAAAACTTCACCCCCCGATGATCGTTGTTGTGGAGCAACTTCAGCGAATGACCCCATTTCTTGTTTTGAATTATATGATGGTTCTACTAGTGGTGATAAAGGTCCCAAATACTCAGATTGTATAGAGACATCTCTATCCGAAAATTCCGAAACGATTTCAGGTTCTTCAATTTCATTACCTTCTATTGTATATTTTTCGTCTGGTTGACTTAATTTTCTACCGGCATAAACTAAGCCGGCTATAGCCATTATAGATATAGGATCAGCCATTCTTATTTCTTAGCGAGATTTTTATTGAGGTATCTTTGCTGAAACAATCCATTTTGCATCTCAGCTCTGGTACTCGATGGTTCATAGGATTGTGTTCTAAGTGGTAATTTACACTCAACATTTTGGAGTGGGTGAAAGTTTCTTTCGTAAGTCTTTGCCAAAACTTTATTGAAACGAGATGTACTTTGTGGTCTGAGTTGATCGGATGTATCTATGTATTGTGCTGGGGAACCTTTACCCGCCATATATGGAGCAGTCCCATATAACATGGTATTTGGTCTACCCGACCCATAGTTAAGGGTACTGGGCTGAGGATATACAAAAACTTCTTCGGTCGCGCAAACGGATGGAACCGCGTGATCTTGAACCACTTTCATTCCTGGTTGGAGTTGATACGCCATTTATTATTACAAAAGATTTTGTTTATGGAAATCGAGTATCTACTACTTTATTATTAAATTGTTTAAAATTACGAACTATGTCCGGCAGCTAATCCCGAACCTCTATGCATACCACTTCTCTTATCGCCGTTTGGATCAAGTCCCGCAAACGCCTCAAGTTGAACCCCTCTCGCGTCTGGGTTACATAATGTTGGATCTTGACGGCACGTATTACCTCTTTTACCATGGATAAATTCGTAATGTTGTGAATCACCAATGGATGTGTCTGGCATACTTACAAACTGCCTCGATAATGCATTTCTTTGGTATTCGGGCATACTTGAACGCGAACGGGCTGGTCCATATGGCACGCTACCCGTAACAAAACGGTTTACTGAGGTTTTTACGGTTGGGTAATGACATGACTGTGGTCTGTCTGGTCTATCTGCATAATCCGACATGAGAACATTTCCCATGGGATTATCTCTTGTTGGCATCAAACATGTTTTATCTACATTTTTGTGTACGTTTGTTGGTCGTATAACACCATCCTTCACCATATTAGATTTTTCCATTATATAAAGAACACCGAGTGCAGTCGCACCCAAAACAAATATACGTGGATCACGTCTTATAAGATAAATTATACACGTCGCGTAAATAATAAAACGAGCTGATGCGTTAACACGGTCTGCTGAAGATTGTGCCTTTGACGGCCAAAATTCATGAACTTTTTCTACTCGAACCAATTGTTTTGGATCTTCAAACCAAGATGTCATTTATATATAGTGAGTTTATTTTTTCATCATACCACCCAACATACCCTGCATCGTTTTCATCAATGCAGCTTCGTCAAGTTGACTTCCATCTTCACCCATTTTATCTGCACACTGCTTTGCAACTGTCTCAATCATGGAAAGTGTGTCTTCTGGGATAGAACTAATAGTTGTACCGAGCATATATAGCGTCTGAACATATTGCCAAATCGCACTTTTTGTATTCTCGGAAGCAGTTCCCCAATGTTTTTCGAGGTTTACACCTTTCATGAAATCCAAATTCTTAGATTCTTCGATGAAAAATGATTCGTCTTTGGACGAAATTTTTTCAGCGTATGGTGTAACACCGTTCATAAAGCCATCGACAACTAATCGCGGATTAGCCTCTTTCATTAAGTCGAAAGCGGATAAACACTTTTTCAAGCCTTTTTCTTCTGGAAATGTCTTGTGTAATTCCACAAGAAATTGACCCATCATATCATTGAATGC